TCTTTATGTCCATCTTACCACATCACCGCATAGGGATAGAGCATCATCGCTGCTCTGTCCGGTATTTCGCTGGCCCTGGTTTGCTGTTCCCCGCTCAGCTGAGATAACACGCCCGACGGGTTTAAATCTTTGATCTGATAGAGCCAGGCTGACCAGATAATCGCTGCCTGCACCACATCATCTGGCGGTGTGGTGCTATACCCCCATTTGCCGGTGATAGAGATGGATGCCCAAGGATCTTCATCATAGCTGCTCCACGTTTTGGGCGATGAGGATTGTATGTAGAGCATATCGAACGGAGCGTCATTGGCGACGCTCACATACGAGGTGACATCGGTCTCCGCGATGAGCACCTCGGTTGGTTCTGATGCCAGTGTGTAGCGACCGAGCATCAATGTTCGTCCTCTTATGAGGTCGCTATTGCCATCGTACATGAGCGTGCTGTTCGCACTGGCATCAAAGACGCGATTCGTGTAGCGATCCACTGCCTGCTTTGCCGCCAGGATACATTGACTGATGAGCGCATCGTCGCTCGTGTGATCGTCGCTAATGCCGAGATATTCTCGCACATCGGCAAGCGTGCAATATGTCATGTCAAAGCTCCTTTGTCACGATGTCGAAATACTCCTGCCAGTCGCCTGCACGGTTCATTGTGTTGAGAGCATCTTGCTCGGTCTGCCATCCGCGCTTGCGATGAAACCAGGCCTGATGGATGCTCATATGGACATAGCCAGCATAACTGGCGTTGTTGCGGAGCCTCGCTCCGTTTGCCGTCTGGACAATGTCCCACCGGCGGTTCAGCATCTCGCTGGTCTTGCGTCGCGTCTGTCCGCCGCTCTTGCGCGTGTAGATCGTGCCGAATCCGCGTTGATAGTGAGTCTTGCCGGGAGATGGCTTGTTCGCCTCGGTTGCCGGCGGATATGGTGATATAAGCTCGTGCATGCGCGTGGCTACCATCATCGCATATTGGCGCAGCATCCGCGCACCTTGCATGCGGGCGACCATTTGTTGGAATTGGCGGTCGTCTATCGTAATTTTCATGCGGCTCTCCTTTGTCTTCTTCGCAGTCGGAGCGACATACCGCACCGGCACCGCGGATGAGCAGGCGGACCCTTCGGGAAACGCACGCGCCAGAACCGTTCCGGCCTGCCGTCTAGCGGACCGCAAACAGGACACACACGTTCGTCGTTGCTGGTCTGCCAGATGCGTTCATAGGTCAGATCCATCTCGCGCTCATAATAATCTTGCAGACCGTTGACCGCACCAGCATTCGCACGCGTGACCTCGGTGATGGCAATCTTCTCGGCACGCTGCTTGCCGAAGGTGCGACGGAGCATCGTTTCGAGATCCTCTCGTGTCATCCCCGGCGTGTCGAGGTATCGCTGCATCGCCTGCCCAAGCTGCCGACGGGTCACACGCATCAACCCTTGCTCAATGTCATCGGCGTTCGCCCGTGCCCACTCCCCCGCCGCCGTGCCGAGATCCTCCATGTCCACCGGCGGTGCACCTTCCATCACGAGCTTGCCTGCGTGGTCGAGATAGATTGCCTCAAGCTCAAGCAGGAGCACGCGCCGCACCTGCGGAGCCAGGTCGCCAATGTCGAACGCCTGATTGTTGACAATGGACTGGCTCACGGACCGTATGTATGGTGCAAAGATGCGAACGAATGCATTGTAGATCTGGCGTTCGCGCTCGTTCACGGATAGTCGCTCCACGCATCTTCATACGCCGCTTTCCAGGCACGCATGTCTTCTGCGTCCGGCATTGGTGTTTCCTCATTCACGAATAGCTCGCTCTGCTCCATCGGCCCGTAGCCAAGCAGTGCGCGGCCTTCATCCAACGTCAGCACTGGCTCTCCCACCAGAGCCTGCACCGCCTGCGCCTGCTGTAGCTGATAGGACTGATAGCTTTCGAGTAGCTCTGGTTGCCACTTGAGCGTCAATCCGATCATGTCCAACCACGGTTGAAGGGCAGGCAAGATGAGGTTCTCGGCTTCAGGAATGATGACCAGATCATAGATGTGGAACATATCGGCTGAAGCCGCGGCATATGTGCTTGCGGTTGAGAGAAGCAGGCTTTCCGGTATGCCGAAAGCGACCGCAACATCCTGGCGTGCAATGTTCGTCAGTTCCTCCGCTGCCACGTCACGAGGCAGCGTACCGATCTGCTGCGCTGTGACGTTGCCTCGTACCGCTGCGAATTTCCAGGCTCTGCCGATGCCGGAAATTATTCGCTTGATATAGTCCAGGAAGCGGTCAAGCTCCTTTTCCGTCGTCTTGCTCGGCATCCCCGAGGAGCCGTCGCCGAAGAAGAACAGGGTCGGCATCAACGCACCGTTCGCAAAGTACGAACGCGCAAACTCGCTGAGGTTGTGGAGCGTGGCAGCTTCTTTCAAGCACACTTGCAGCGGTGACGTGCCGGGGCAATTCTCGTGCTGGTGAGAGTAGAGCCAGAACCACAACATATCGTCGAGTTCGACACGCATTGCGCCGCTGTTCGTGGTTCGCTGGAAGTAAATCAGTTCGCCTGTTGCCGATTCGTACATTGGCTGAATCGTTGCAGGGAGCACGGGCCTGGGTGTTGGTTTGCGACCGAATCGGTTGCGCTCTATCAGAAGATAGGACGCGCCAAAGATGCATATATCAGCCTCAATGATGCGGAGCCATCGCTTGATCATGTTCTGATAATGAACAAATTCATCGCTCTCTTTGTCCAGTTCGGAACCGCGCCGTAGCAGCGCAAACGGCAAAGACGACATCGCACCGGCACGAATGGCTGTGGCTCGGTAGGCGTATGGCACGCTAGCATACGCCTGCTTTGCCGTGAGCGAACCATCATCCGACTCGCCTATGCCGGTCCATAGTCGCTCATTCAATCCATTTATGCCTTTGATGGCACCGTCTAAGTTGATGAATTTGAGGCTCATAGAGATATTGTATCACATTTCTTATGTTTCATTCTGCCGCATACCACGCAAAGGCCAGAGCCATCACGCAATCATCGTGCATACCGCTTGGAGCACCGTAGCGGATAAGTCCAGACGGTAGCGTTTCGATCTCATACGCCATCAATTCTCCAATGAGCGTCGCGTCATCAGGAATGGCGATGCGGCGATGCTCAAAGGCCATCGCCAATCGCTCAATGATGTGAGCTTTCGTCTGGTTGGTGGTGCGGAATGGCGAGACCGGCAGGCCGCGTTGGATGAGCGACTCGACCATCGGGAAGCCGAAGTTGTTGATTTCAACGACCATCAATGTCGGTTGCCATCGCTCGCAGAGCGCGACCATGCGCTCTTCCTGTACCGCAAAACCGACAGCAGTGTAGCGGTCCATCGCCACGACATGGCCGGTATTCGCATCAACAACTACGGAAACCGTGTAGTCGCTCGTGCGTCCGATGTCCACGCCAGCGACATAGGTGTGTCCTGGCTCTGGCTCGTTTCGCAGTTCTGCCGTAGCGCATTCAGCGATGCCACGAAAAACACCGCCGCCATCATCTACAAATTGCGCTTCGATCTCCTGCCGATACGTTCGCTCTGGAAGATCAGCACGCATTTTTTCGATTTCATCAGACGGCAAGAACGGATTGCACGAGCTTGACAACTGCCAGCGGGCCCACTCATCATCGGTTGCGGCTGCTTGCCAGAATTGCCAGAATCCGTTGCGACCGCGTGGTGTCGAAAACAAAAAACCGTCACCGGCAAGGTCAGCCAATGTCGGACGAATGACCATCGGCCAGACGTGCTGCAGGTCTTTGACCATCGCCGCTTCGTCTATGACGACTCGCGCATACTTGCGTCCGCGGGCCGCGTCGGGCCTCTCTAGAGACCACATCTCGACAACGCCGCCGCCGCGCAGTTCGATGCGGTGCTCGGTGTCGGAGATGCGTTGTGCATAATCATAGGCCACGCTGCGGAGGCCGCGCCAGATGTCTATGAGCATCTTGTAAGTGGGAGAGAACCAGGCAACAGGATGCCCTTGCTCGGCCTTTTCAAGTAGAAGGCGAACGCCGAGCGTACTTTTGCCGGACCGCCTGCCAAGACAAGCAATATTGAACCGTCGAGATTCTCTGATGATTTGGGCCTGGGTGGGGTGCGGGGGATGGAGGGATGACAGAAGGGAAGCCGAAGCCGCGGCGTTGAGCCGATCTTCAAGGCTTGCTATACGCCTATGTATCGCTGCTCTCGGCAATCTTTCGCTCCAATGCTTCTATTCTATCCAGGAGTGCCTTGTCCTCGGTCAGTCCGCATCGCGTCTTTTCGTACCAGATGACCGCCCAAGACTGCCCCGCCTTTGCTGCCTCAAAGAGCGCATTGGCGACGACGGCATGAGACCTGCTGCGGCCTCTCCTTATCGCATCCTGGAAGACGATCTCTTTTTTTCGTCTGGTGAGTGTGCTCAACGATATGCCGAGAATATCGCAGATCTCTTGCTCGTTCAGGCCGCTACCTGCCAGATCTTCAATCTGTGCTATGTCCAACTCAATTCGCTTGCGACCCACCACAACAAATCTCCTCCAGAATTGTACCACTTCCAGTGCTCAACCCTGAGCCGAAGGTAATGAAACTAGTCAATGGGAATGATTGTCGTGAAGTAGTCCAGCGTTCCAGTGCTCAACCCTGAGCCGAAGGTTTTGAAACGTCTCGACAGCCGAAACCCTGCCCGACATAGACACCGCTTCCAGTGCTCAACCCTGAGCCGAAGGTTTTGAAACGCCAGTAACGCCAGCAGCATCGGTGACGGACTGATGAGTTCCAGTGCTCAACCCTGAGCCGAAGGTTTTGAAACGGTGCTCTCCTGCCGAAACTTCCATTACGTTCAATTCCCATCAGTCAATTTGTGCTTTTTGCCTTGAAAGTACAATTTCATCCTGGTACTGCCCCTGGTAACGCCCTTGGTAGGGGGCTTCCGGTTTCGCTATTCGATGGAACTCAACACTGGCGATCCCCTGTCCTGTATTGAGTCGAATCGGCAGTCGCCCCAGGTTTGTCATCTCCAAAAGTAGCCGCCCTTTCCAACCCGGTTGGATTGTCCCTTCCAGCACGAACAGTCCAAGTCGTGCATACGTGCTCTTCCCCGACACCTTCCCCACAAGGTTGGGGGGCATCTCGAAATGTTCTACCGTGAGCGCGTGTACAAAGTGAGCCGGCGCCAAGACGAAATGAGATCCAGGTACTTGCATCCAATTCCCAGGGAAGTCAAGGAGCGGCCCGACCGTGGGCAAGAAGTGCGCGTCCTGGATAAATATATCGTTGGACAGGCGCACGTCGTAACTTGCCGGTTGTAATCCGTAGCTCACGATAGGTATGCCGGATTTGTCACGGACGCATTGTGGCTCAAATGGAATGATAGCGTCCGAAAGCTCCTTTATCTCTCGGTCATTCAACATCATTTTCAAGTCCTGCGATCCATTGAGCCACATACGCATTGATCTGAACCAGGACAGCACGCACGTCCTCTCGCTGCTTGCCATTGAGCATCTGCGTCAGTGTGATCTCAACAAACTCTACGATATTCCCTATCGTGAGTTCGGCACGGATCGCATCCATGATGGTCTCCGCGTCGTCGGCTTGGACACCGTCGGCAATGGCTCGTACAATCTTATCATACATATTCATTGGTCTCTTCCTCTTGCTTTTTCAATCCGGGACATTCCGCCAGACGGTAAATCACTCTGTGGTGCTGCTCTGCGAGCGCATCAAATCGCTCCATGATTCGCTTGTGTCGTTCGGTCAGCACCTCATCCAGATTTTCTTGCCATTCCTGCTGACTCTCGACAAGCCGAACAAGGCGATCTCCGATGTCTGCCATGCGCTGGCCTGTCTCACGGATGTCGTCTATGCTGTCGAGTAACCGCACGATGTGCGGATCGAAATGCTGAACCAACCACCTGAAGGCGTATAACATAAAGGCGGCAATGACAAGCTGCGGGGCGGTCTGGATAAGCCCATCCATACTATGTGTGTTCTTCTGGCAAGATATGTATCATATATATCATTGTAGCACAGTTTTGCATAAAAAAGCACGCCTTGCTCACCCCAGTAGGTCCCTGAACGCCGGTGGTGGGTCCCCATCGCTATCGTCTTCCTGGTTGTCTGTCGCTGCCGGTGCGATGTCCAGAGCCGCATTGATCCGCGCGAGTCGAGCCTGCTGCGTGCCCTTCAGGTGGAGTGCTATCTTGCGTTTCGAGATGCCTTTGGCAGCCATCTGCCTGATTTGCTCATCAGAAAGCGTATCGGTATCGGCGGTACTCGTATCGGTATCGGCGGTACTCGTATCGGTATCAGTATCAACCGTGCCTGTCGTGGTATTGCCCTTTGTATCGCCTTGTACCGCGTCTGCGAGCAGTCTGTCCAGCAACGCTGTATCGGCGGTATTCGCTGTTTTTTGCACGGCTCTCTGTGGCACCGTCGTAACGGTATCGTCAGCGCAAGGCAGATGTGGGAGGGGCCAACTCTGCCCACCAACGAGGGCGACCCGCCCCGACCCCGCGGCCTTCACGTCAACGCGGGTCAGGTTGTCCAGCAGTTTGCTTTTTCCCTCCAACCCCAGGGTTCGCACCTGGTTGTCCTGCGTCCCGATGCAACAGTGGATATTGAGCTTTCGCCCACGCCTGATGATGCCCTCAAGGATGGGCCACGCGCCCTCGATCTCGGCAACCACGTCATGCGCTTCGTCAACGAGCAACCAGACTGGTGGAAAACGACGCTGGCCGTTGGCTCTGGCCTCGCGTCGTTTAGCGACCTCGTTGTTGGTGAGCATCAAAGCCTTGCTCATACCCTGGTAGTCGTCACCAGCACCAATACAACGATAGCCAGGATAGCGACCGCGCAAACCATCAGGGTCGAGAAACACCACGTTGGAATGCGGAGCCAACGCACGGGCTATCGCGTGCATCAGTGTGGTTTTCCCGCCGCCGGTGTGACCAACCACGAGCAAGTGAACCTGAGATGACAGGTGCTCAATGATGTCGCTATCGTCCGAAGGGAGCACATGTGGCTGCTCAGAAGCACCTGTCAATAGCTCTCGTGGTTGCTTGTGAGCAGAAGCACCTGTCAACAGCTCTCGTGGCTTCGGCAATGCCGCTCGTGCCTGCTGTTGGATTGATTGCACCGTCTTAACCTTCCACTCACGGAAAAGCGTATTTCGCCGCACAAGAAATTGTCCCAAAGCTACCGGGGCCAGGGCAGGATAGACTGCCGTGCCGAAGGCAAAAAGCATGTCCCAACCATCGAAGGGATAGTCCTCCATCACCGCCCCCTCTCCACGCGATACTGCGACTGGACAAAGCACACGAACGCACAGATCGAAAACACCACAACCAGAACCTCAAACACGAACGAAGCCAGCAGCAGACCGATAGGATGCATCAACCACCACAACGGCTTGCCAAGCATACCAAGCCCATCGAAATAGACTTTGTACGCATCCATCAGCATCTTGACACGCGGATAGTCGGTCACTGCATCGAGAATAGCGAATCCGT